TAGCCACAATGAATATTTTTCTATACAACCATTTCAAGTCTCCGTTGCATAACCTCGGTTTACCGAGGATTCGTTATTCCTTTCTGTATTTGTCTAAAATTTTCATTATCTTTTCTACGTAATCAGCCATCTCAAGAATATCTTCATCATCCATCTGTTTCAGCCCATATTTGTTTTCAAACTGATTAAGTTCAAACTCCATATCTTTTACCAGAACAAACTTCTCCGCAAGTTCATTTTCTTTTCTGGCATTTTCATCGTATTCGTAAAACTTTTCGCCTTTTCCATGTTCTTCATATATATCTGTTTCGATCTTGGTCCTTTTTGGAGTGATTCTTGTAATCTTAACCGGAATAATTTTTCTATGTCGGAACGTCGATAACCACCCACAATTCACCGTTCTGGCAATTCCGACGGTATCTCCTACCTTTAAATCGTCTCTGCTGATTTCTTTTAACTTAATATTCATTTCTCGTCCTACTTTCATTTATCCGAATGCTACCTGTCCGTTATTCTGCGGGATTCTTTAATACAATCCCTAGCTCTTCTTTAATAGCGTCTACATAATCAATCCATTCTGCCAGACCGTCATTGATATAATCAGCAGCCCGGTCAAGTCCATTTCTGAATCTCTGACAGCGTTTCTCGCCAAAACCGAAATCATCATGCAGAACGGCGATTGACAGTATTACGAATGAATCCGCTATAACCTCTTTTATCTTTTCTGACGCTTTATCAAGGTCTTTTACTGCCAAGGAGGTGTGTATTCCAGTCACACCCCGGAACTTACATTCTTGTTCGAGGGCCTCAATCCCGCCCTGCCGAACAATTCGTCTGGCAAGATCAAGGCCGTCCTCCCTGCCTCGCTCATATTCACGCATTTTATTCATTGTGTTAGACCTCCGCTCTTTTTTAGTTTTCCCATCCAACAGCTCTCCTTATCTTCTGAGTCAGAATGTCAAACTGTAAGAATAATTCCCTGTCCTTACATTTCCTTGCTTTTATGTCACAGTCATAATCATTTATCTGACATTTCTCTTCTAACAGATCGCCATTATCCAGATATCTTTGAAAGACTCCCTTAGAAATTCCGAACCGTTCCAAAATCTCTATTCTGCTCATACTGTCGACGAATGTACCATCTGCTGTAACAATGTCATAAAGTTTCATTTTATCTCCTTGCTTATCTTTCTTATTCCGTACCCAACCGGAGTATATGCTCTGTCGGTACTGGGATGATTCGTCTTGAGCAAACCATCATCAACCAGATTATTGATATGCTTCCAGACCGTAGCTCTCCCGGCATCCACCCTTTCAGAAATCTCTGTAATCGACGGTGCATATCCAACCAGTTTAATATAACTAACAATATACATATAGATTTCTTTTCTGAGAGCCTGTCCCTGTTCGTATCTATTCTTTGTGTTGTACATTCTTTCTCAACTCCCTTTGTTTAGAATCGATAAATTTACAAAACGCTAAAACAAATTCTTTTGCTAATGGATCTGGATATATCTCTATCAATTCCATACAGCGATCATAAGCTGCTTTTGAATATTCATCTGTGAGTTCAACCAAATAAAACTCTTTTATTAATTCCCATAATTTAGGCATAAACATTGCCATCATTGGAATATCTTCTTTCTTTACGCTTGCCATTTCTTCTCCCTTGAATGTGTAACGTGTAACATAAGTATTTAATTTTTCCTATAATTACCTTTTTATATAATTATTAAAATATACTTTATAGTAAAATATTAGTTACATTAGTTACACTAAGTAAAAAATCCAGTATTTATAAGGGTTTGAGGGTGTTTCCAGAGTGTAACTAAGTGTAACTAGCCGTAACTAAAATCATTCAAATGGTATCTCACACTCACACATTTTTTCAAATTCACTTAATTTTCTGACTTTTTGGTAGCATATCTGCGGACCATACTTTCCACATCTCACCCGTTTCCCACCATTTTCCCTTTCCCATCCGTCAATGCAGTTCTGCATGATGGAGTGAATTTCGTTGGACTCGAACCTTGTGGGCTTGCGGCCCTCGTTGCCCAGCGCCTGCTCATATAACATTGCGACGCATACACGTGGCTCTGTTGTGTGGTCCAACCATTCTTGAATAATCCCAACCCTCACGTCCTCTTCCATAAATTCTTCCTGCTTATCCTCTATGTATTGCTGCAAATTCTTCGGAAGAATTAATTTAGGTGTTCTATCGGCCTTTTCAAAAAGTTCCATGGCTTCTCCCCAAGCGTTTGTAAAGTCTGACGCTACGGCTTGTGGATCATCGAACATGGATTTCAGGACATGCTCCTTTCTTGTGACTATCGGAAGGAATCGTCTATTGCCTGTTCTATCAGTCAGGAAACGGTCATTGTTGGTTGTTCCGGCAAACACACACACTCTTGGTCTCTGCTCCGTTCTACGGCCGTATGGAGGCCTATACGTGTCTACTGTGGACGTTAGAAATGCTTTGATACTCTCGACTTCTTTTGCTTTTTTAGTAGCCAGTAGTTCTGCCAGTTCCACCATCCACATGCCACGCAGTTTTTCCGGGGCCTTATCACCCTCAACTGTATTAAAGTTGTCGTTATACCATGCGTTATTGAGTGATAAGAGTCTCAGAAATGTAGATTTTCCAATTCCCTGTGAGCCGTATAATACTGGCATGTAGTCAAACTTGCATCCCGGATGGAATGCCCTGCTGATCGCACCTAGCATAAACAGTTTCATGCACTCCCTGGAATACTCTGTGTCTTCCACTCCTAGATATTCTGGAAGTAATTTGCTGATATATCCTGTCTTTTTATTCCACTTATTCTTATGAATGTCAGTAAGCATATCAACAACAGGGTTGAATCTGTTCCTATTTGCCACGATATTAAGTGCTTCCATGATCTTCTCCAGACTCTTTAGTCTGTATTTTGATTCGATGTATGACTTCAAATTACTGTCATCGCTGTTACTCCATTCTCTGTACATATTTACATGCTCCCACGGGAGGCTTCCACAAACAAAGGGCGCGTATGATAACTCGTTATATTTGATATGTCCATACAGATCAGGGTCGTACTCGATGGCTTCGCACATGTTCTTAATGCTCTGAATCATTGTTCCTTTTTCTGTAAAATCAAACTCCGGCTCCCTCCATCCTTGCGTTGCAACCCCTTCTGAGTCAATGTGAATGGGCTTTCCTTTGTCATATCTAGTCGCGCTTGATACAATGACTTTGACCTCCTGTTCAGTTAATGGAGGTGAGCAGGAGCTTTCGTTCTCAGCCATGGTAGCGGCGAACACTGATTGATCTGATGCTCCCTTCGCCTGCATCATACATGCAAAACGAAAAAGCATCTGATTTCTTTGTCCTGCTGCTACAATATTTGGCATGGTAAAAGTTGTACCTTGCTTCTGATCATCATGATTTAAGAAATATTCCACATTGTTGTCAGCCTTTGCAATTTCAAATTCATCTGGAGAATATTCCCACTCGTACCGATTGCCATTCTTGTGTATTGATGGAGGAGCTACTACATACCCGCCATTTCCACGAATATCTACACCATCAATAATTCCGGCTCGGTTCTTTATTCTGCCATTTCCACGATAGTACAAATGATATCCGCCACGCCCCGTGATAGCCGTCCATGTTTCTGGGAAATCTCCGTGTTCGCGCTGCCAGTCTTCAAGTGAATGGTATCCATCTATTCCGCGATCTTCATCAATGTCTAAATCAATTACAAATACATTCTGGCTAACTGATCCAGTCGCAAGACCTATATTTGCATTTGGGTATTTCTGCCACCAGGCTTTTATCTGAGCCGCGTCCGTAGTTGCGTCCTTACATCCATTCCTGGTAAGCGGAACTTTATCGCGGTATTTTAACGGGAAGACAGCAAATCCTTTTTTAGCATATTCGATAGCTGCGTCATACATACTCGGATATTCACTCATTGCTATCACCTGTGAGCTGAATCGAATTTACAACCATCAAACTCACCCCTTTCAAGTCTTTCTTTTAAATCTCTGTATAAAATTTCTTTTATCAGTCTCCCAGATGTTTCTTCCTTGCAAAAAATCACATTCATGTTGTATCGGACCATCCACGCAACACTAGAGGCCAGGAATGCATTGGAGTTGAATCTACTTCGATATTTACTGTTTAGAAGGTTTTCCCAGCTTGAATTTTCACAAATGAGATAAATCCTGCACTTCTGGTCCAATGCTCGCTCAAACTCTCTTTTGAATCTCTCTCGCCCTCTGGTAAAACATGCAGCTAATTCATCTAAATTCATTTTTCGCTCTACCACGCAGAATGGTTTAATGGTTTTACATGTGTCAAAAAGTGAACTGCCATCTGGCAATACTGCATTATAGGTGTAATCGCCATAATCCAATGTTGCTCGACTATATGGAGCGGAAAAGGAATTATACCGCTTCTCCGCTCGTTCGGTCGCTTGTTCCCTGGAATCAACAAGAATCTGGAAAGACTTTAAGACTTCTTTTTGATCAAAAATATCCATTAGTTGAATGGCATCTCCTCATCTGTGCCGTCTGGAACCCTCATAAAATCATCTGAATTGGTGCGTGAAGAATTATTGCTGCTTAAAAGTCTGTCTTTTGGAAGTCTGTAATCACCTGAGCGGATTTTATCGACTTTACAGAAGGCTGCCAAATTGGTAGCTCTTCCAATGCTTCCATCATTCTTTTCATATTCTCTTTCATTAAAAAGACCGCCGGCGATTTTGCCTTTGAACTTCTGCTCATCCCAGTCAAAATGATATCCCGGATTGGATTCTTCAAGAGCTTCTGTAAATGTTTTGAAGCGTCTTTTTGTCCAGTCATCTTTCTCTGATCCGTCATCATTCGGGATATTCAGAAAATAATTGCAGTGCCATTTCTTATCCTCATTCTGCTGAGCCTTATATTCTTTTGCGTAGAAGCCTGCATATTCGCCTTCTACGATATCGCAGCTGATTTTTACGTACTGGCCTACGCTATTGCTACAAACTTCGGCTCCAAGAATCTTTACAACATACCCACCTTTGGGGAGTACGTCATAATCTCCATAAGCCTGTGTTTTTTCATAATCTCCAAATCTTTTAATTGCCATGTTTTTTATCTCCTTTTAAATATTTGTTATAGTCATAGCACATAGAAATGGCTTCTTCTTTACTTGAACATTTCCTGTACTCACGAATTGCTTTGTCGCGATATAATTGACGAATATAATACGATTCGCATCTTATCCGATAGGCGTATCGGCCTATTAAAAATACATACCAGTTTTGTTCTCTCATCAAAACTCCTTCATAACTTCAATGACCTTCGTAATATCATTTGGAATATATTCCTCTTCAAATGCTCCCAGTGGCGTTCTCGCAGTGTCGTTATGAGAAGTGGTTGAGAAACAATAGGTGTTCTCTTGCTTCATTGATCTGAACAGCCAGTTGAATTTACTGTCTATGTTGTTCTTCTCAGTTTTTCTTCCATTCGTCTTAATTCTGGTAAACTCATAACCTGCGTCAGTCATTTCTGTTTGTGTGTGGAACAGCAGAATTACTGTCAGATCATCTCTGAGCTTTGACGGAATATCCACTAAGTCCCAGATGCTTGATGCGAGGTCCATCCACTTGTCATAGCCTTTCTCTTTACATCTCCTCATTTCGTCCGATACCATAAGATTATTTACGGTATCAACAACGAAATAATGGATATGCGGCGCTTTTTCTGCAATGTTTAAAAGATATTTGACTATAGTTTGTGGAAAACTGGTCTTTACATAATTGTTCTTATCAGTAGAATACTGATCTCTCCAACCTTTCCAATTCAGGCCTTTTCCATCACAATCGCAGTAATAAGTTTCTTCTGGATTGAGATTGCGAAGGGATGTGCTTTTACCACTTCCAGGTTCACCCATGATTCCAATTAAGTTTGCCATATCTCACACCTCCGCTTTGTCGTATACGATATGTTTGCTGCCTTCGATAATCAGAAGACTTGCAATCTGACGCATTGATAAAGTACTCTCATTGTAAATTTCTGTCAGCACATTGTATGCTTCTCCTGTTACTTTTACCGCTGCGTCTTTTTCTACTATTGTTGGTTTCTTTCTCGCTGGAATATGGATTTCAAATTCAGTCATTTCTGTTCCTCCTTATATGATTTCTGAGCCGTTAAAAGCCCGTTCAGAGCCTGTACGTAGCTTGCCAATGTTCTTGCCTTGTATGATTCTTCAATTGGGTTATCTGCCACAATAGAAAGCTGCCCGTCTATCAAATTAAGAATTTCATTAATCCTCTCCTGCATCTTTCTCTACCTCACTAAAAAAACAGTAAACATTGTCAGAACCATCTCCCCTTGCAGGGTTAATACCGCCTCCCGGAAGCAGTCCGCTGGCACTGTGATATTCAAGATGATTCAGGTACATGTCTGGGTTTTCCCAGTCAATGATGTACTGCTTTCGCTTATTCAGCTCTGACAGAAGCTCATTTACTGTCGTTATCAGTTCCATTGTCGGCAGGAGCTTCAGTTCCATTTGATTCAACATCTAACGGGCACCTCCCATCTATTAGAAGCTCCAGCAAGAAATCCTTGATTATTCTGATACTTTCACGACTTGCATTCTCATAAAATGGGTCAAAAGATACGCTTTGGTATAAATCCCACTTGAATTCGCATTCGGGAAGACTAACATCTTCTTTCCTTTTGAGTCCACATACACTCATGCCATAAATTGAATAGCTGAATGTGACACTTGCTGTCGGAACTTCGTTCACGACTCTTTTACAAAGTCCGTAAATTTCATCAATCTCTTTCTCGAACATCTTCTTATCCTCCTTATTTCCTACTGCCAGTCTGTTTTCATCTGGCGCACCGCCCATGCTGCCGAGATACCGAAAAAAATATTCAACCAGATAGGTATATCCACATATTTCCCGGCAAGCATACAAACAGCAATTAGCATATACTCTTTCATTTCATTTCTCCTGCAATCCACGCAAGGTTGCTCGCCACCAGTGCGGCGGCTGTCACAATCCATGCAGTGAACCATCTTTTTGACTTTTTTTTACTTTCTTCGACAATTTCAGTCGCAAGTGCTACTTCGATGTCAGCCCATGTAAGCTGGCTTTCGTTTTTAATTTCACTCATATCGTGCTAATTTCTCCTTATTTTTTCTTATTTGTCTTTACAATTAGCGGATAGAGAACTATAATGTATCTATCCACTAAGGTACTTTAGTGGGTGCAAAGCTCCGGGGTGGAGGTTCCAGCTCCCTCCGGGGCACTCACTTATTGAGAGCCTCTTTGCCTTTCCAGACATGACCAGTTACTTCATAGACTTTCCTAGGGCTTATGATGTATGTGATTCGGCCACCGGAAAGGCTTTTTGCTGGCTTGTTATTCTGCACAGCTACGCCAATCGGCAACCATCCATACACAATTCCCGCCCGGATTGCTGTAATAGGAAGTCCAATCAGTTGACTCGCATCGGCTACGGTCATATTCTCTGAAGAGAACTCTGGCATCTGTGGAATGCCTGATATGATTCTCGCAACCTCTGCAGCGAACTGATGGACTTCTGCATTTTCTTTGATGTAAGTATCAACTTCGCTCATTTCATACTCCTTTCTATTCTGGCGCTTTAAGTTCAAGAAACTTAAGAATTCTCTTTCTGTGCCTTATAAGAATCAGCAATTTCCTTATCTCTCAATGCAGAAAGATAAACGATTGCCATATTCTTGTTTTCTTCTGATAAAGTTGTAAAGATATCAACAATACGTTTTCCATCTTCAATATCAGTTCTTTCTAATGTAGTCATGCACTCACTCCTTTCTTGTGATATACTCTCCTGTGAGAGGAGATTAAAATGAAAAATATTGACTTTTCCAACATTGAGTTATCCTTTAGTGAGCGAATAACTCTCCGCTTGTTACCGATTATCAAATCCAATCGTTTCTTTAGATACCAGACACTAGACTATCTGAACCGCTTAGGCCTGCTTGACCGAGATCACGGAGTTTATACCGTGAACCGAAATTGCAAAATGTACTTTCGAATCAAGCGCAAAGAACGAATTAGATTTGTAATCCCAACAGTAATATCAATTGTTGCCCTATTTGCTGGATATGACGTATACAAGATTCCACTTCTGGGCGAAGTATTATCAACAGTAAAGATACTATTGATACATGCAATGGAAAGTTTGGGAATTTTGCCATGAACCATTCCAGCAACGTTTTCCTTGGCTCGAAAAAGTACCAGTGGAAAAACTTTTTTATTTGGCTCGTTGCTTTCACCTCCTTGTTTTAACTTGGTTTAATCTTACTACAACTCAGTTTAATTGTCAAGCATGTTTTTAAACTCAGTTTAAATTGTTATTGACTTTTTTTACTTATAGGTGTACTATCATATTGGGAGGTGAGAAAATGACAGATGTTCTTGCTAGAATCCGAGAAGTATTGTTAGAAAGTCAAAAATCCCAAACAGAAATAGGAAAGGCAATCGCCAAAACTCCACAATATGTATGGAAACTTTTGAACGATAACAATGCTAATCCTAGTGACAGTGTTATAAAAGATATTTGTCGCGCATTTGAGATTAACGAAAATTGGATTCGTAAAGGAGAGCTGCCCAAAGAACTTAAGGCAGATAAAGATTTTTCTTCTGTATGTGCTAACATAGCAGCAGATGATATTAAGGCCAGAGAAGCTATTATGAAATATTATCAATTATCAGCAGAAGATAAAGAATTATTCTGGAAGTTCATTGAAAGATTTACCAAATAGAAAAAGCAGGGATTAATTTCCCTGCTTCTTTTCTTTCTCAAAAAGAGTATGTGCAAAACTATAAATCATTGCCAAAAACCTTATGCTTTCCATTTTTTCTATCATCTCAATAATCTCTTTCTTATAATCCATAAATAACCCTCCCTGTCGCAACTACCACCTACATTACAGTATATGTCCGGCTGTGGGAAATAGAACCGAACATTAGTTCGTTTTTGCTATTATACCACCTATCCCGACTCTTGGCAACTGCCAATGATATACATGGATTTTCGCCATTTCATACATAAACTTTGCAATCTCAAAGAAAATTATGCTTTCACAGAAGAAAAATTCGAGATTACAGACTTTTCCACTACCATTGCCTGCATGCGGATGCTTCTGAACAGAATGCTCCTGACATACTGTATACGAATGAACTATCTGCATATCTTTCTGATTATTATTGGAAATTATCTTTTGTGGGGTATGTACAAGACTAAATACCTTATAGATCAGTAAGAGAAGTACAAAGCACTTGAAGCATTTCTTTCTCATCTAAATCACTCTATTTCGTTCTAAATCTTTACAATATGCTCTTAAAATGATAAAATAAAAATACCACATATAACCGTACTTTACATAACATTGCAAAATCAGCGGTACAAAATACATAATCCGCATAAAAAGTGCGAAGCGTGGCGAAAACATATCAGGAGGGTGTTTATCATGAATGAAAAGAAAAAATATTGTAAGCACTGCGGAGAGCTTATTGACGATGACTGCGTAGTGTGTCCGAAATGTGGAAAACAAGTTGAACAGTTAGAAAGTTCAAGAGATAGAGACATTATCATTAACAATTCTGCATCTTCGTCAGCAAGTGCAAGCTCTAGCACACCATATATAAAAAGAAAAATGCCATGGTATTTAAGTTGGCTTTGGATTTTCATTTTAGGAATCTTCACTGGTGGAATTTATTGGATTGTAGGAATTGTAATGAGAGTAAATTGGAAATCGCATAACTAGTAAAAACCGCCCCGGCATTGGCGTACCGGGACGGCGTTTATACATCTCCGAAGAGATGCTATATTCTGGCAAAACATATTGTATCATCTTCGGAGCAGTCGAGCAAGATAGAAAATTTGTTCGGCTGTTATTTTTATACTCAAACAACCGTTTAAAGAAAAGAGGAATAAAAATGTCGAAGAAAAAAAGAAAGAAATACCCGAAGCTTCCAAATAGTTTCGGTAGCATCCGTTATCTTGGCAAGAACCGGAGGAATTGCTTTGCAGTGCATCCGCCAGCAACGATTGACGCAACAGGGAAAGCAGTTCGTCCGCCGGCGATCTGCTACGTTGATGACTGGCTAAAGGGATTCTCTATTTTAACAGCCTATAAAGCCGGTACATATCAGCCAGGGATGGAAAAGGACTTGCTCGTATCTCCCACTACCGACATAGATGCCCTTGTGGGTCGCATATTGGCTGATTACGGCACGATAAAAGGAGTAGAGGGCAAACATCCAGAGATCAAGAAACTGACATTTAAAGAGGTATATGAGCAGTTTATGAAATGGAAGTTTCCTGAAGGAGCAGTCTACTCGGAGAGTTCAAAGGGAACCTACACGGGAGGATTTAGGAATTCGGCAGCTTTGCACGACCGAGTATTTGAAGATATAAAAGCCCCGGACATGCAGGCAGTGATTGATGAATGCCAGCTTAAAAGAGCCAGCCTGGAGAATATCTTAATATTGTTCAAACAAATGTACAAGTATGCTGTTTATGCTGAAATCGTAACAGAGAACAAAGCTCAGTATGTCAAGATCAACGTCCCCGAGGATGATGAACACGGAACCTCGTTCACTGACGAAGAATTGTCAATTTTGTGGGGACACTCTTCTGATCCAGATGTTCAGTCAATCTTAATCCTATGCTACAGTGGATGGCGAATTGGAGAGTTTCCAAAACTGGAAATTAATCTCGATCAGAAATACTTCAAAGGCGGGTCAAAGACAAAGGCTGGAAAGAGCAGAATTGTGCCGATCCATCCGTCAATATATGACTTTGTAAAGAACGTAAAATACAGCAAATTATATACTTGGGGACAGAATAAATACAGAAAAGAGCTGTTTTATCCCACACTTGAAAGGTTAGGAATTTCTGGAAGCCCAAAGCACACGCCGCACGATTGCCGGCACACCTTTTCTGCACTGTGCGAAAAATATGGCGTCCGGGAGAACGACCGGAAGAGAATGCTCGGCCACTCTTTTAGTGGAGATGTTACAAACGCTGTATACGGCCACAGAACACTGGAAGAACTCCGGACAGAGATTGAAAAGATAAAAGTTCCATTTGTGACTAACTGTGACTAACCGTTCCTTTTTAAAGTGATTTTATTCAGCCTAAATTAATCCATCAAAAGTCTACAAACCCGCATAAAACAAGGCAAAATGGCAATTTTACTGATATTTTTAAATAATGAAAAAACTAACCAATAGTTAATAGCGCGTTTGAGTTGATTGACTCAAAACGCCCTATTTTCAAAGATTTTCAGCTTTTTAGAATTTCAAAGTTGTGACTAACGTGTTACTAACCAGAATGTTCTTATTATTCCGAATTTGATACAATATAACTTAAAAGCCCCTCGGAAACAAACTCCTTGGGGCTTAAATTTTATACTTTTTTGATGTATTTTGCAGAAACAAAACCGAAATATTTTCCGACAATACGAATGTAATACCAGGAACTTCCGTCTTTGGCTTTCTGAGTAAAGTTCATGACATCGACCTTATTTCCGTTACTTAACGTCGGGTACTTTTTGATGTTTGGATATTCTGCACCTGCCCATGTGCGGACGTTCAGAGAAGAAGCTGTAACCTCTCCAGTGTACAATCTCTGATTCTTGTCTTGCTTTTTAGAAATCGTTGTGGTTGTGTTTTTTACTCCGTCAATCTCGAGATATTTAGTAGCCGCCCATCCAATGCCAATACCTGCAACTTTAACCTTTGTCCACATGCCGGATTTTTCACCGTTAATTTCCACACGGTTTCCCTTATTGATTTGTCCAAGAACATAACCATTCGGCGTCTCTCTAATGTAAAGGTCGTCAACCGTAGATGTAGCTGTGCCGGTTGCTTTCCATGTTTCTACAACAGCATTCTCTTCGCCCCAGTCAATCCATACATATCCATCAATGTTCGAATCATTAATGGAATAAGATTTATTTCTGACGGCTCCACCATTTGACACTACACCCGGTACGCTGGATGTATTGCCCTCATTGGTATTAATACGCTGAGATGTGAAAGACTCTACTGATCCAATATGCGAACCGTTGCGGAAGATAACCAACGCGCCCTCTTTTGGAGTAAGATGCCAGGTGTCTGCCTGTTTTGCATGGGTAGTAATGGACTGACAGTTATAAAATCCGCCGCCCATAATCTGCAATGCTCTTGTGATTCCCAGAACATTCACCAGCTTCCAGAACTGGTACTCCGCGCACCATGGTTGAGCCTGGCAACCCGGCTGCCCCCAAGAATTTACATCACGGGCGAATTTGGTATAATTGTTATATCCTGCATTCTTTTTAAAATCATCCAGATAGGCATTGCTTTTCTTTTCAAGGTATCCATCATTTGAAGCATAATAATCACCAAGTTCTGTGAATTTTTGTAATTTTGTTTTGCTCACTGCCGTTTCCCCTTTCTGTCCAGAATCTCTATAATCTTTGTAGAATACGTTCATATCTACGCTTCTATTGATTCCCGGAACTTTCCCCTTGCTGGAATACTGCCAGCCTACACCAACAGATGGTCGTAATCTTTCCTGCACAGAGCCATTATCACTAGCCGGATAACGAGCAATCCAACAATCGTACTTTTTCAGGGCATCTGATAGAACATTATTGTACCAATCCAGATTGCAGTAGATGCCAACCTTATAACCGGCTTTTTTCATCCTAATCAGAAATGCGACTGCAATGTTCTCAATCGCCTGCTTACCGAGTTTTAGCTGATTAGACCATTCAAGGTCGTAGAACACCGGGAAGTCCAGCCCACGTCCATTAAGAACCTCAATTACAGCTTCGGCTTCGCCAATAGCCTGCGCTGGTGTCAGAGCATAGCTGTATTTATATCCTCCAACAAGAAAGCCATTTGATCTACAGTTCTTGTAATTGTATTCAAAAGAACTGTCAACACCTGTTTTCTGATGGATTCTTAAAATGGCGAATTTGTAGCCGGCCTTTGCCACTTTCGCCCAGTCTGGCTTGCCCTGATAAGATGATACGTCAATTCCTTTAATTTCCAATTCTATCAACTCCTTTCATGAAATCATGAAACATATTTGCGGTGGCTGTAGCGTACAGATTTCGCACTCCATTGGTGGCTTTTTATGAAATTTTTAATGAATTAAATGGGAAGTCATATCAAAACGGGTGTTACTATCTAACTTATAGTCACAGACTCCAAGCAGATTAAAAGTGCTGTGCTCCAGGAGCCAAGTGTCACTTTTAATGTTGCCGAAGAAGCATCAAGTACGGGTGGTACTGCGTATTCAGATTTTTTTGATATTTCTGTCACTCCCGACAGCTTTCCTGCTATGTATAAAGAGGTAATGCGGTTGTTATCAATTAGTAGAAACGAAGTCATATGACTGTTTGCATCACCCCATTTTACGCTTACTGTTTTGGTAGAGCCATCACTATATATAATATAACTATTGGCCTTGAACCGCTTACTATTTAATTCATTAATCGCCCCCAGAATTGTCTTGTTTTGTGTCTGCAAATTTTCAAATACTTTGTTTGCAATCTTTCCTATAATCCAATCTGACAACGCCGATAAGCCAAGACGTTTGTTTGCCTTGCCTGCGGTATCAAGTACCATTACTTCATCATTATCTGCGGGGCTTGTTTTTATCGTGTAATCTGTCCATTTTGGCATGACTGTTTCCTCCTTATGCTAAATATTTATCCCTGATATATTTTTTAACTACATCAAGATGAGCCTGTACATCGTCATCCAGCACAAGAAAATTGCCTTTGTTATTCTGACTGACAACTTCTCCTGTTTCCTCGTTTACCTCAGAATAGGTGTAAGCAATACGGCTTCCCTCTCCAGTGCTAAGATTCATAAAACTTGTAAGAATTTTTTTCATGCTATTTTCCCCATTTCGTCAATAATTTTTTCCCTGTCACTAAGAAGCTCTTTTTCATAATCTGGTTCTGATACTTCAAGACTTTCACCGTAGTCCGGTTCTGGCATGTCTGTGTCTATTGCCCTATCGTAAGCTGTTTCGCTTGCGTCAGCAAAACGCATGTGTTCATAATCAGCTTGCCGCGCTTTGATTTCAAATGCAAATTTAAGCCCCGGAGTACCTTTTATAGTGAAATATGTCTGCTCTTTTTTATCTACCCAACAATCTCCATCCCCTTCCTTTTGCAAGAATACATAATATTCAATACCTACATTCGTAGATTCTTGGAATATATCATCTATGTCTATCAGGCATGTGCCATCTTCAGATATGAACGCTTCTCCGATGTCTCCGAACATAGGGGATGCCATTTCGTAGCAATAAAACGCCTGTGTGCCATAGTTTTTTGTTGGAAGAATCCTCTTCTTCGAGCCACGCACACTTAAATCCGCAAGGTCGGTGCCTGTGCCTTTACTGAAAAAGTGTCCGCTGGTTTCGATGTGTGACTCTGATATGATTTTGTAACCTGAGGTTATAGTTCCACCTGCACTTATAGTGCTATATGCTTTTATATATGTCATGGTCAGAACAGATTGCCCAGATTTTTTTCCTGTTATGTCTGCAGTAACGCTTATTGCATTACAATATACATCGCATGTGTGAAACTCAGTTCCTTCCAGAATTGACGTGTCATGTAACTCGCCAGTTGATGGGTCATACCATCTTGTTTTTCCTACGGTTTGAATGCGTCCATTATTTCCATCCAGTGTAACGCTATTATCACCACTCGCCGCATATAAATATCCACTTAAAACCTGCCATCCAGCCAGATACCCGGTGTCAATATACGAAGCGTTCAGATACACCTTGTTATCATAAAGATATAGCCCCTGTGTTTCCCCGTTGTTGGTTAATTTATTAAAGATTTCCAACTGGGTCATATCACTGGCGTCTTTTCCGTCCTGCCCATCTTGACCCTTTTCCCCGTATACGCCAATCACGCAAGGAAGTGTTGTTGCCTTAGCTCCGTTTGTGAAGAAAGTCTCCTCATAATTCCATAAGTACCGATTGTCCGGTGTTGGAGTCTGCACAGTTTCCGTCCATCCAGAACTGCTTGTTGATACACCAGACGAACTGGACGTAGCGAGATAATGTTGCACAATCTTGGAAATTCCATTCCCGGTATCTCCCTGCTTTTGCTTTGCGACTACAAATTCCTTTTCCGCGGACATCCCGTTGTAAGTTGCGGTTGCTGTAATCGTGCCACTATCCACAGACAGCCCAGAGACCGTATACGTTGCCCCTGACGCTGAACCGCTTATTCCATTTCCTGCGGAGAATGAAATATTTGACTGTGCGGTCACATTCTCAGCACCATACAGTACAGTTACCGTAGTTTTACATGTCGGAAATGTAGTATATTTGCCAGATGAATCTGTTGGAATTCCTTGGAATTCATTTGATAGTAATACATTCAGTGTGGCGTATTTTGTCGCGATTTCAGTCGCAGTATCAGAAGCTGTGTCTTTTGCTATTTCAGACACGGCTTTCCCTTTTAATGAAAACTCTGTTGCGGCAATGTATACCTTTCCACTATCGTCAATATGGAGCGTGATTTGATTATCATTGTCAATAACCTTAATCCCTTTTGCATTGATGAATTTACCTGCCAGAACGCCTGCAAGGATGTAATTTGCATTGATATACAGTTTCTTGTCCTGTATGTAAATTCCCTGGTCTTCACCGCCGTTTGTCAGCTTATTAAAAACTTCATTCTGCCCAAGGCTTGTATCATACTCTTTGACCGCATTGTCAATGTCGGTTTTGTCCACATATTTGAAATCAATCCAGTCAGTGTCAGTAAATGCACCGTCCGCTCGGCTTCTGACTGCTGTCTTGATAGAAGCTTCACCATCTGCCTTTGATGTGACCCAGAAATCTCCCATGTTGTATGGCGGTTTAGGCTGTTCAAAATAGACTGCTGCTTTGCCGTCAATCTTATCAAATAGATAATCTGGTGCTTTCTGCTCGACCCATTCACTGCCGTCCCACCGCCAGCGCGTGTTGCCACCCGAGGTGTTCTGCCAAAGGTCTCCTTTGTGGATATATTTACCTTTTTCCCAGACAATTAAAATCTCATTCCCGTCTACGTCCAGAATGGAATTACCGCCAGCATCTGTCCACGGAATCTCTTCCGTTTCTGTCCATTCAAGCGCCGGGTCTGTATCCTGGCTCCAGGTCTGAATCTTACCATCAAGTTGCTCTTGGAGGCTTTCAATCGTATCGGCAAAAACGCCCTTGATAAATGTTGTGATTGCAGAATCATCTGTATATTTAGATGCTCTTACCCAGTCATCGGCGTCATAGCTTGCACCCTCTGCCTTTGCCTTTTGACATTTGAGAATGTCCCCGGCCTTTCCCTGAACCCATAAATCGTCAATATCGTAAGGGGGTACTGGCTCTGCCCCGAATATTCTCTTCTTTGCATTTGCCGTGCTTTGTGCCTGTGCTGCATCTGCCAGAGCTTTAACCACCGCAGTATCTTTTACATAGTCCCACTTGTATTCGCCATTAATCTTTGCATATCTGTAAGCCTGCCCGCCATATTCTTCGTTGTTTACGATATAAAACAGGTCGCCTAGGTGTTTCTTTTTAGTTGTATCATCTGTCCAAGTGGATGCCGGTTCATTATTACCATCAGGAACATAGTCTCCAAAGAATGCTTCTATCTGTCCGTCAATCTGCTCCTGCAAAACCTTAATCTGCGGCGAGTAGACTTCTGTAATGAACTTCTCGACCTCGGCATTTGCCACGTTCTCAGGCGTTTTCCCTTTAATTGTAAGCTCCGTGGCATTGAGATTGACAGCTCCTGTCTCTGCATCAATGCGGAATGTAATGTTCCCATCATTGTCTTTTGCTGTGAATCCTCTTGTGTTAATCCAATCCGACTGTATACCGATGGCATACAGAATGTTCAGCACTGCATCGCCGTTACTGTCAAATCCGGCTTTCCAAGTCTGACCTCCGTCTACCGACAAGAAGAATCCATCAGCACCCGTCTTATATATCACCTTGGAATCAGCAAGTGTAGGCTTGTTATGCCTATATGAAATCGTGGATCCATCTGACTGGATTTCTTCTGTATAGTAGAAGCCGAGAGTGTTTGCTGCTAGTTCGTTCATCTGCTTTAATTTTGCATCATAGGCAGTAATCTTTTTCTCAGAATCTTTCTTTATGTTGTCGACCTCGACCTGCATACTGTCTGGATAGTCAGCGTTGATGTCTTCCATACTCTTTGCATTACAAGAGAAGCTCGTACTGCCAGAGAATGCGAAGTCTACATCTGTCAGATATGAATAGTAAATGTTGCCTTTAATGTCGGAAAATGTAATTCTATCTCCAAATGTGGCGTATCCGATCGCTGCGCTGTCGCAAGAGAATGGCCTTAATCTCATACCGACAATTTCTTTTCCAATCAGGTCAATACCTGTCTGTTCATTGCCACTCAGAAGCTTGTTGTCAATCGTGATGACATATCCGTCTGTACCGTACTTATATTCCGTCTCATTATCTGTATACTTGACCCCAGTAACAACTATATCGTCAACATCATAGGTAAGATTTCTGATAGCATTTGGTTTAAATCCTTTTCGTTCGAGAACTGTCTCAATCTCGTTACTTCCAACGTCAAGAATGGTGTTTCCATTAATGTCGTACCATGGAACTACTTCTAATGTGATAGCATCCATACCATCGTCAAAAGTGATGATTCGCAAATTATCATTCTCATCAATGCGAGCATTGCCGCCTGCCAGAGCTGCAACCATACCGATTACTGCTCTAAAAGTGGTATTTTCCGGCTTCTTCTGCACTTGATAGTCTGCGTTTTTAAATGTTGCGTCACCTAATACAATCCCGGTCTGCTGACAGGCATCTTCTAAAACCTCTCCTACAGAGCATGGGAAGACAAGATTCGTTTTGTAGTCCGCCTCCGCCTTACTCATATAGTCCAACAAAGTAAGGTTAATCTCATCGGACGTGGCGGGCTTTTTCGACACAATAAATGTGCCACGGCGAATGGTTTCTAATCTATCAGACAGTTGCAAATTTAAAAATAGGGTAAACTGCGCCCCGGCAAAGTTGTAGTCAGAGAACCTGTCATCATCATTGACCAGTGCCAATGTTGCTGTTTTTTCAATGGCTACACCTATCGGGAAGTCCCCGGAATCAGAAGAATCTACAATTCCGTTTCCGTCAAGGTAGAAATCTTCTTTTTCCAGACTTAAAGTTGTCCCATCACGCAGCACCACATTCGCTGTAACATAATAGTTACTATTTAGGAGAGATTCTGTCTTTAACTGATTTGTAACATTAATCATACCGGTCGAATGCTCCTTACATTAATAGTTAATCCTGTCCATCGTTCCTCGTTGTCTTTGAGCGTTTGCGCTGCCATGTTGAAATTAGATGCATAGAACGTTTTGTCAATCCATTTGCCGGGTGTCCGAGGGTCTTTATGATGGAAAGTGAACTGACTTTTATTAATCATAGAGTTGAGAATCGTTGCAATCTCTCCCCATTTAAGCTCACCCCATTCCATGTCATATCCGGCGATAGTTCCCATTGGAGTGTTGTGCATAACAAGATCCTGGCTTCTCTTAGAACTTTCCGTTGATGTAGTTGCGAACACCGGCTTGTATGTGTCAGGGGCCTTTATAATGACCCCATCAATCTTAAACTGTTCTTGCGACATTTACACACCTCCTAATAAGAATGGATTCTGACCGCCATTTCTGCGTCTCCTAAGTTCTGCTTCATCAATGATAATGTCTAACAATTTTCTGCCAGATGCATTGACTGTAACATTGTAAGTGTTTCCATCTCCCTGTCCTTTCCCTGATTCTTCCCGGACGATCTGACGCAACAGGCTTTCCGGTGCTTCCAAGTTATTGCCTTTTTTCTGGTCACCAAGCACCGCAAGGAATTCACCTCGTGGCGGTATAACTGCGCCACTGGCCAGATAAGGTATAGTACTGACACGTGGGAACGTTGCTTGAAATCCAATGGTTTTCGTGCCGAACGGTGTTGGGACAGACCAAGGTCCGAAAGAGAAAGCCGATTCAATTCCGCCAATCGCACTATTAATCATTCCGACTGCGCTATTAACAATGCTTATTGCTTTATTAATTGGCTTTTTAATAAAGTCCACAATTCTCTCAAACGCAGATTTTACTGCATCTCTGGCGGCGTTAAATTTATCAGTAATAGCAGTTTTTATTGCTTCGACCTTAGTAGATATAAAGGTAGTAACGCTTTTCCATACTTGGGATGTTTTATCCTTTATGTTATCCCACACGCCCACAACCTTAGTCTTTATTGCATCAAACACTGTTTTTACCGTGGTTTTAAGAGCACTCCATAATCCAGAAAGAGTCTTTTTAATCGCATTCCAGACCGTTGAAGTTGCTGTTTTGATCGCATTCCATGCAGTATTAATAACACTCTTTATTATATTCAGCGCACCTTTTATTATGCTTTTAATCGCACTCCATGCACCCGATATAACGTCCTTGATAAGATTCCATACTCCACTTGCAATTTCTTTTATTCCCTGCCAAGCCAGCTTCCAGTCTCCCGTAAAGACACCAACAAGAAAATCGATGATTCCGCTCAGTGTATCTGCCACATCACCGATTATTTTAATCAGTGATTTTATCACTTTCATTGCTGTAGTCCCCACAACATCAATTATCTTCGCAACAACTGGAAGCAAATTCGCGATTATCCAGTTAATTAAAGGAGCTAACACCGATTCCCATAGAAGTTTTAGAGAATCAATGAGTTTTCCGAGAAATGTTTCTATCTTTAAAATTGCGTCCCCTAATGGTCCCTCTAATAGCCCTTTGAATTGTTCTGCCAATCCTTGCAGAACTGGAAGAATATAGGTGTTGTATCCAGTTATCAGAGTCTCAAATATGCTTGATAATCCATTCGCTATAGAATCAAAAAACGGTTTTATATGTTCATCGTATAACCTCGATATTGCGTCGCTAAGGGTTTGAATAACTGTTAGAACACTACTTGTTACGGTTTCTATTACTCCGAGGCTACCCTCGATTGCTGACTTTAAAATGTCCTTATTGTCGATAAAAGGCTGCGCAATCATGTTCAGAATATCTCTGCCAAGTTTCGCAGCTGTTTCCGTAAGAGCCATTCCAATTTCAGCAAAGATTCCAATTAAATTCGCTGTAATTTGTTGCGCAGTTTCTCCGCCAAAAACTGAGAAAACATCGGCAAAAGCAACTGCAAGGTTTCCGCCTATTTGTGCAATTTCAGAGCCGATATTAAACATATCTATCAGATAGTTTTTTATTCTTTGTACGTTTTGACTCAGAAACTTCTCGATTCCACCTATGATGTTTTGCGCAATTGTCAATCCAATTCTGGCGAATGAACCAGCAACTTGCCCAATTGCATATGCATATGAATCGAAAAAATTATTTGCTGCTTTGGTAACTTCCGGGTCAGTGAAGATATCCTTTAAGGATTTCCGTATAGAATCGAGATCCTTTTTTATTCCGTCAAAAATTGGCTCGTAATCTCCTAATCCATCCCAGAATCCTTTTGCGATTAACTTGGCCAGCTGTTTAAACCTATCAATTATCTTCTTTAGCGGTTTTGACATTTTATCAAGAACTGTCTCGCCCTCTGCTATCTTTCCGTAATCAACATTTTGCACAGCATCTTTCATCTGATCTGCAAGTCCGCCGGTTACACCCGGTATTTTTGACGATGAATCTGCACTTTTATCCGTTGAGTAATTGTTTATTTCGTCCAAAGGGCTAAGGTATCCTTTTGCCGCCTTAGTAGCTTTCTTAGTTGCGTCCGCTGTATCATTTGTTGCATCCGCCAGCTTTTCAGCATTGTCGGCAGCATTTCCGTATTGATCTGCCGTATCAGCTATCGCATCTGTTCCGGCAAGACCTGCGCCACTTGCACCTGTCTGGCCAGATGATTTCTTCCCGGTGATTAACTCCGTAAATGACTTAAAGGCATTTGCCAGAGTTGCCAACTTACCGAGTAAAATATTAATAACCTTCAGAACAGGCGTGAAAATATTAATCAATCCCTGTCCGACTGTTGCTTTGAGAGACTGTAACTGCAACTGCATCACCCTGACCTGGTTCGCCCAGCTGCCAGATGTTCGGACGAAATCACCAGATGCAGCTGACAGCTGTTTCTGTACAAAAGCCAAGCGGAGAGCTACTTTCTCCTGTTCGGTCATTTCAGATGTGGTTTTGCCATAGCCATTTGCCAGCGCGAACTGGTCAAGCGCCGACTGAGTCATTACCACGCCGAGGTCCTTGAGTGTTTCCGTTTCACCTGTAAACACTGATTTCAACTTGGTATAAGCCAAGTCCTGACTGATGTTGTAGAACGATGCCACATCACCAGTTAGCTGTGTCAGAGCCGTTGACATATCGTAAGCCTGTGCTTCTGAGAAACCGAATGACTTAGACATTGCCCCGAACGTGCCAACATACCTTTTTGCCATGGTTTCTGATAGTCCGGCTGAGGTCATGGCGTTCTTTGCGAATTCATTTACTTTATCAGACATGGTTGTAAATGTAACATCAACCACATTCTGAACTTCTGCCAGATTAGAACCAAGTTCTACGCACTCTTTCCCAAACTGGGCCAGTTTTCCAATTGCGAATGCTCCGCCAATCAGTACACCTATTTTTTTTACAGCACTCCCAAGGCCGTTGAATGACTGTTTTATAGCTGATACTCCATTTTGGACACCGGTTGTATCCATTCTGGTATCAATAATGACTGAGCCATCAGCAGCCATGTGTCCACCTCCTAACTATTTGAGGTTCAACATCTCATTCAGCTTATCTTTATAAGCTTGCTCTTCTTCGCTGAGACGTGTTTTTATATCAATAATGTTCTTATTTTCCTGATAGAATTTCTTTTCCCATTTGTCGAGTTTTTCACCCTTTGCTTTTTTTGACCGGATTCCAACAACTGTATTGAACAGGCATTCACCGGATTCCATGAAATATCCGAAGAATGTCCACCAGTGCATGTATGGCACTGCTCTGATTTCTTTACCGGCAACCTTGTTTACTGCCGGAACAATCATGTCTCCGTCCTGTTCCCAATCCATCAAGCGGGGTTTGGGTTTATTCGGACTATCATCAGCTTGACCGCAGTCAATAAACTCGCAAGCTTTCTGGCAAGCTTCCGTAAGATGTTCTGGGGGTATGCTTTGCCACTCCTCAAATAGAATCTGCAACATAACAACTGCTTTCGCTTGCTCGTCCAGTTCTGGGTCATTCATGGCTATGAGAATATCTATAATCACTCGAAAGTCCGTTCTGATAGAAAAATCCACCCCACTGATATTTAGTGAGGTGGGAAGCTCATAGGCGGTCATTTTGTATACTTCTCCGTGTACTTATTAGCTACTGCCTGCATTTTCTTTTTTCTCTTTTCAATTTCCGGTACGATTGCTTCTGCAATTTTATCAAGTACGATGTGAGCAAATACCTGACCATTGCCAAACACAGTAGTTGCTGTAATTGGCTCCTTAAACAGGTCTTTTGATGCCTCATATCCGAGCAGATAGTTGATTTTATCTTCAATCTGTTTATTCAGTTCAGCCATTTCCTTACCTGATGTGGCTTTCTGAATAGAATCCTCGAACTGTTTAAAGTATTCTATTACTTCTTCCGCACGTGATACGACATTAATATCAGTTGGATTGAGCTTGAAAGAGGAAAAAACTTTGTCTTCGTTATTCGTGAATGTGAAAATAAGAATTCCATCATCAATGTTTGTGTTAATTGTTTTTGCCATTTTCTATACCCTCCTAAAAATTATTCGCTGTCAGCTGTGAATGTACCGGAGCTGATATCAAATTTTCCTTTGACACGTTCTCCAACATAGTTCACGGTAAACGGAATCTGGTATCCGGACGTATCGCCGCCATAGGATGTCGGCACAACATAACAATCCTGCTGATATGCTTCATACTTGCCTGCTGTAGCTTCTGTCCACAGATGAACCTCAACTGCTTTTGTTTTGAGGTTATCGTCTTTGAGGCGTCCATCTACAATCTTCTGCAATGCTGTAAACAGGTCAGAAGTAGTGTCTGCATAGAACGGATCAGCGTCAGAAGAAACTTCGTAGCCGTTATGTTTGAATGTGGATTCTCCAAGAATGTTTTTAGATGTTTCAGTGTCTGGGTTGAGTTCGACATTGTACTCTTCCAGATCCTTTCCAAGACGCTCATATTTCGGTGTTAGTCCCCCACAGAGGGAACCTGAGTCGATATAATGAGCCATATATTTACGGTCAATTTTTCCTGTAACTGCCATAGAAATGTCCTTTCTGCCTATAATTTTTAAAAGGCTGTGTAGGTTAGCGGCTATCTCCAATTGATAGCCGGTTGTTACTTGTTATATTACTTCATAAGTATTTTCATAGCGTACCGACAATGGCAATAGCCAGTCTTGTACACCACTCTCCTGCGGCTCTAAACCATAGGAGTTATCACGTGTGATACGTTTTATCACTCGCCCCTGCGAAAGCTCAGGAAACGTATTTAAACGTGTCTCAGAGCCATTTATGACAACTGGTTCTCGGCATATCCATTTACCGAGATTGTCAAGGAACTTCTGAACAGATAACTTCTGCCTTTCCTTGTCGGATGCTGTTCGGTACACTACATAGAATGGGTACTGGCATATCTGATGCATCGTTCCACAGACATCTTCTTTTTCTGAGTAAACCAAAGCACCGTTGTCTGCTGAGAACGCAATTCCTGATTCCTTGCCAAGCTCCTCAAATTTAATTGTTTCATTTTCGTATAGTCCCGGATACTGGTTCAGAAGTGCTTTCATAGCGTCTGTCAGAATCTCATATCCGGTCGCATCTTTACCGATAGGTTTATCCGCCATGTCTGCCACCTCCTGCCTGTGCTTTTACTTTGCGAATCCATGTACTGCCGTATTGCCGTTTAGCGGCATCAAACCATTCAGCTTGTGCCTGAGTATGTGGTGATTTTGTATATTGAAGATTCTCTTTTGCATTCGTTTTACCGGAATACTGACTCACAAGAACCTTTTCCGCATCGTGTCTCGCCCATGTACTACCTGTCGCAGGGTCAACCATAGTCTTTCCAAAATAAAGAAATCGTCCATAAGGAGCAGCCGCAGCACATACAAATCCAGTCCCTTGCATTGATGTACTTTTTACTCTTGTTCGGTCAATAAAATCTCCCGAAATCATTGGCATAAACTCTATCATACTGTCCATAACCATTCCATCAAGGAGATACTGGGCTTCTTGGTACTGTCTGGAAAATCTATCCATATTCAGTTTTATTTTCATATCTCCATCAACTATGGAGAATCCTTTGAAATGATGAATTTTACTCATATTATTTACCCAGAATCTCAAAATGTGGAATCAGCGTATACGGACCGCCTACACTGGTAATCTTAAACACGCTATCCTTGTTCTCATTCATGTATTGATAAAATCCGCTCCGATAATCGCTGTCAATTACCGTTCCGCTAGTCCACTCACCCTCCCAGAAGAACGACTCATCTGAGAATGTGATAGTATCTTCCAGAGCGTTGTTAATCTGCTGTTTCCACTCTTTAGGCGGCACCCATGGAAGAATCTTGCCGTCTTTATCAGTAATGGTTATATTGCCGTTCTGGACAGTGTATCGAACGTGTAACTGTGCGTTGTCAGTTGCGTCTGGTCCGTACTTTTTAAGGATTGCTCCCTTGTCAGTAATGAGGTCAACGCCGGATAAAACATGAGGATACCAGTACGCATCTCCAGTTGTGACACTTTCGTAATAGTTGAAAAGTGTAATTTTAGATGAATACATGATACCCTCTCCTTAATTATTCTTTCTGCACTGCCTGCTTAATAACCTGATTCACACCAGTAGCTGACAATCCGTTAAACATACCGACTGCAACTGCCGTGATATAATCCGATGCCGGGAAATCCGGGATAACTCCCATTCCGACAGCTCCGAGAATCCCACCAATAACCGCCATAATCACCGGAATCCATTCATCAGAGATTCTTTTTGATGCTTTACAGCCCATTCCTACGATATAGCATATCATAACGATTGCTATACATGAGCCAAGTGTTGAAATGTCCATAATACGAAACCTCCTACTTAACTACGAAATTCTCCCATTTCTTATAAGCGTCTACATAGGTTTCCTGCTTATCTCCATTGTGAGTAATTTCGTAATACATTCCATCAGATACGGTTGTACTTACAAGAGCCTTATTGTTCTGTAAGGTCTTACAACTCCAGACAATGAAAACATCATCTTCTGTAATCTGTTTCTTGTCGGTTTTATCCGCATGTGAGTTGAAATAATCAACTACAATCTTTTTGCATAAACTTAAAAAAAGCATCGTTTCCCATTTTTGCCCTCCTTTAATTTTCTGAATTCTTCCTGTGTCAGGATAACGTTTCTTCCGCATGGTGGAAGTTCACCAGTAAGCGAATAAACACATCCAACAGAACAATCCAAGTGCTTACATTTAAAGCACTCTTCATCTCCCTCATTTACTGCATACATACTCACACCCCCGCATAAAGAATCGGTATTCCATCATCCGTCCTTACTCCCATTAGAAGCGGTAAAGCTGTCTTTAAGAGTAAGTCGTTCGTTTTCTTCACATCTCCGGCGACGGCATACACCGCACTCCACTCTTTTGCACTTGCCCCAATCTGCTGAGGTGTTGCGTAAGAGATGGATTCACTGCCAGAAGATACAGATGTTACAATGCCTGTTGAGATGTTCCCGACATTTATGTCGGTTACATTTGCCGATGCCTGATTGATTGCATTCTTTTCAGCGAGCTCAATCTGATACATTTTTTCAGCCAGTGAACAGACCGCTTTTTTGATACGCTTTTGTGAGTGTTCATCTGTCGGCAGTCCATCCACCAGTCTGTCAAACGTCATTGCGTCCACGAAATCGCTGGCTCTTTCTGCCAGTCGAGGAAAGTCGGTTTCTGGCACGACATTGCCGAATGATTCTATATAGAATTTATAATCTGCATAAGCCATGCCAGTTACCTCCTACATTTATGATTTCGCCGCTACAGTCGCGTGTCCAGCACTTAATGCTTTATAGGTGCTGTCACATTCAACCACTGTGATTACCTGCCCCGTTGTTGCTGTAATGTCGGATTCGCCATCCCACGCGCTCCAGTTCTTCACATTCTGTCCGTAGTCTACGGCAGTCTCAGATGATGCAACTTTGTACTTGTACACATTTCCTGCGCTTGCTTTTGCCGGAGTAATGGTCACTTTAGTATCTCCACTTTTACTTCCTGCTGCAGAGTTTACAGTCAGAGTTCCAAGTGTCTGAGTTGTGTTGATGGTTCCAACAGCAATGGCATCAATATACTCTGCAAAGAGGGTAAGTCCCATGATTGCAAATGCTTCAGATACTGCTGTGTGGTAGTTGCCCTGAGTGTGGAATCCGATCAGGTTTGTCTCACCAGATACGGTGTATACAAGACCTGCTCTTGCAAAGTCAGATTCATTCGGGTCAACATAGTACAGTACGATGTTCTCAACAGGGGTAGCGATAACTGTTCCTCTTGGAATTTCCTTTTCGGATAACAGGAAGATGGTGTTGAAGCCCATGAAATCTTTCATGTACTGGAATCCGAACTGATTCTGGATAGTGATCTCAGCTGCTCCGAGGTATTCATATACGTCCAGAATGTTGACAAATCCAACAACACCAGTCACATTTCTGTGCATCTGTTTGAATTTGTTCTCAACCCGACCCTTGGCCATTGCCAAAGCCATCTGGAAAGTAGTTTCTGTAAATGTGAGGGTACCTGTTTTCAGATAGTCGTAAAATCTTTCAGTAACATTGGTCTGAAGCTGGAAAAGGAATTCATCATCGGTCATCTGAACGGCGTTCTCATAACCGTGATCCTTGATTGCTTCGATAGATACAGCCTTTGCGTACTTCTCAATACTCATTTCTGCATAAGGCTTTTCCTTTACAGTGAATTTGCTGTAAGGGATTTCTTCACCCTCTTTAACATTTCCATCCTGCAATGCGCCTTCTGCGTATTTTGATTTAAGAACCGCTCCGGGTGTCTTTTTGATTGGACGCATGATACCAAGAATCTCACGCAAGTGTTCCCAGTTTCTTTCAAATCTGGTTACGAAGTCAATCTCACGTGCTGTGACCTGGATATCATTAGTCATAATAAGATTAGCTTTTGCTGCCATATAAAAAATCCTTTCTACCCATAATTATTAAGGTATTGGGTTAGCGGCTATACTCTAACGTATAGTCGGTGTAAAAAATCACTGGAATAACTGGATATTCTGAGCAATTGCAGCCTGTCTCTCGGACGGGTCTTTGATCGCTTCGATATCTTTCTTTGTCATGCTTCCCGGTGTCTGCTGTTGTCCAACATGAGTTGTAAATCTTGCCTGATTCTGCTGAGCCTGCTGCTGAGATTCGTCCACAAAAGCGGATGCGTCAGACTGTTTCATCTGCTCGATCAGATCATTTAATCCGAGAATTTTGCCGTCTTTAAGTTTGAGATCTGCTTCTTTAATGTCTGCCATAACAGACTTCTTTGCCGCTTCGCTGGAAAACTTAATATCATCGAGTGCTGCTTTCAGAGCATCTGAGAAATCACGGTCGTAGATTTTTGCATTGAATTCTTTCTCTGCATCCTCGGCTTTTTTCTTCCATCCATCAAGCTCCGTCTGAATGTTTGCCGGGTCGATACCGTCAAAACCTTTCAGAGTTTCTTCTGCTGTCTCGGCGCGTTCTTTCCAGTCATCTCGTTCACCCTCGACTTTCGACAGAATTTTTGCTACTTCTTTGGCATTCTTATAATGTTCAGAGAGTGCTTTCTTCACATCTGCCTGTTTGTCCTCTGGGATCTCGATTCCAAATGATTTTAATGTGTCAATAAGTTTCTGCATATATATCCTCCTGGTCGTGTTTATTGACCTGCCGCCGCAGGTATTGGATTAAGCCAGTTAGACCACTGGCAGGGTAACTGTGGCTATTGGATTCGAACCAATGAATGAGTGTTCCTCTCCCGGGGTCAAAGCCCGGTGCCTTACCACTTGGCGAAGCCACATTGAAGTACCTTTTCGGACTGGACACCAGTCAACAGGATAAGATATAACCTAATCAGCATCATGATGTTGTAATCTACCCTAGCCATAGACCACCTGCACGCAGACAGCGTAGCTTTAAGCAGATTAATTGCAGGAGACGGATTTGAACCGCCGTTCTCAAGGGTATGAACCTTGCGAGATTCCGCTTCTCCATCCTGCCCTTAACCCGGATTCCCGGGTTAGCAAGGTGTTTAACGTGTCATGCCTGCCACGAGTTGTTTCGGATATTTATTTCTTTTTTTAAAAAGAAAAGTATGAATAACAAAAACCTTAATCAAGGAGGTGCGCCATCTTGCGTGCCAGATGACAAATACGCACGACAGGATTCGAACCTGTTTAACTTTCCATTAAAGCGTGCGCACCAGCTACAAAAGTTAAAGAAAGGAGGATTAAAACGAAAATGTCAAAAACAACCGTTTTATTTGTGCTTCCTGCTGCACAATTACATTATAACAGATTTCTTTCAACTACCTCTCTACCACTTTTGTGTTTTTAGAGCATATCACGGAGCTTTTCTACATATCTCTTGACAAGATCACGTTCTTCCCGGCATTCTGCATCCTTTGACATATCACTCATTTCTGTTGTGAGTTCGTCAAGATGTTCTTCCAGAGCGGCAAGCATCTTTCTTTTGCAGTCCTCAGACTTGCCGGAACGATAGCTCTGTTTCTGCGTCATGTAATCGTCATAAGCATCTCGCCCATCAGATCGGCTGTAATGCCCTCTGACATAATGTTCACCCCTTCTGGCATAAGAATTACCCCTGTCGTAATCCGGCATCATTCTGCCATCATTTGAGCTGTATCTCCCCATGCTGTCACGCTTTCTTCCACGTTCACTGTAATCGTCATTGTATCCGCCACGCATCTCATCAAGGACAGTGTTGTAGTACTCTACTTTCTTATCCCAGTACTGCGTATTCTTGATATCTTTGTACATATCAATCAGTTTGTATGTCATTTCCAAGTTCCCAGTGGTCAGCCCATTATCAGCAATTTTGGACAGCTCGTCTTCGATTCTTGCGCATAAGTCTTTAATATCTCTCATAATCACACCTCCTACGCTTCTCTGGTCACAACAATGTTCGCGTTCGCAACAGAAATAGCCTGATCGCTTGTGTTTTCTACCGCGATATTAACGCAGCATCCGCGAGGCACATCAATATAGATGCCAGAGGACACATTATTGTACTGATTTACTGCTGCCGGTGTGGAAATCATCTGGGAAGAAAGAACCGGCTCACCAGAGATTGCAATTGCCAGAGAAATAGCTCCGACAGTACCGCCTGTTGGAATTGCGATATTACCAGAAAAATCCACGAAGAATCTCGCTTTACACTGGTTAGTCAGTCCTCTTAGAGTGATGATTCCGCTTCCCTCTCTGTGCTGAATGCAGTTAGAACCCTTAACTGCTGTATTTGAAAATACTACGTTTCCATTTGCTGCTACAGTCTGAGCAGCTACACTTGTAAATTCTGCCATAATTTTTACCCCTTTCATATCACAAAAGGACAGGTCTCAGCCTGCCCCTCTGTGTAATACGGCATAAGCCGACATTCGAATCAATCGAAAGATACTCTCGATATGAAGTTATCAGCAATTGCATCCGGTGTTGCATCCGCATCCACATCCGTAATATGTGTTCGGGTTAGGAACCTGATATGCCGGAATCGGTGCTGGATTGATTGCATTAATGAGCTGCTGTGTCTGAGAAGCCATTGCAGTTGTGAGAAGTGCGCTCTGGCGATCCTGAGATGCAGCACGTCTGAGATCATTATTCTCAGCCTGCAGACTAGAAATCTTTTCATTGCAAAGATAGTCAAGAATGGCTCTTGTTCCAGCGTTCTGACTGTCAATAATGTCTCTTGTATTGCTGTTCATGGTGTTCTGCAATGCGCAGGTGTTCTGTGCCATATTGTAATTTACGCCCTGAATTGCTTCTCTGGTCTCACAACAGCAATTCGCAAGCTGTGCCTGTAAAGCATTTGTATTCTGCATATTCGCTACAGTATCAGCATTGATCGCCTGCTGGATTCCAAAGCCGGTCTGCATGATGTTGGTGTTGATTCCGTTAAATCCAGTAAGCATACTGTTATTCATGGCATAGAATCCATCACAGAGACCGTTGTTGATTCCGTCAAGTTTGCTGATTACTGCGGAGTTATCGAATCCTCTCTGAATGTCTGCCTGAGTAGCTGCTGTGGCTGCGTATCCGCCGCCGTTGCCATTATTACCCCATCCGTTATTGCCCCATCCGAAGAAAGCAAAAATGAATAAAACAATAATCCACCAGCTACCATCTCCACCAAACATGCCGTCATTATTTCTACCGTTTCCAGTAGCGGCGGCTATATCTGATAAGCTATAATTTCCATCCATAATATAATCTCCTTTTTTGTGTATTTACATCAATCTGGCCAGATTGTAATGTACTATTTCATTCCTTTCAACATGTGCTGGAATTGCCCTGCCATCTGCTGAACCTGATTAAGTTGCTGTTGAGAAATCTTCCCAGACTGTAACATCTTCTCAACTTCTGCTTTCGGGTCTCCCTTAAAATTCTGTCTAAATTGCATGAACTGCTGTATCATCTGCATTGGCCCGTTTCCCTGCGGCATCCCACCACCGAGCGCGTTAAATAATGGATTACTCATCTGCATTTCCTCCCTTGACCGCTGATTCCTGTACGGTATTAGCTCTAACAGGTTCAGAAAAAGAATTTAATCGGTTTATGATAGCTTCGTATTTGCCCTTCAAATCATCATATTCCTGTCGCGTGACGTATTTACTGTCCATGTTCTGAGCAGGCTGTTTAGGTGGCATCTGGGTGCCTATCTCGTGATACTCAAACGTCCGTAATGGCTGTGGCATACCGGAAACGTCAGTGGATTTTATATAAAATTTCTCTGATTCTGAATCCATTAGCAAAACACTTGTCCCGGGTGCTACCAGATAGGATTTTGCGCCGACTTCGCCGGATACCCACAGGATGCCATTGTTATTCTGCTGGGGTTGCTGTACTGGTTGAGCCGGCATCTGAACAGGCTGTTGCTGGAACTGATTCATTTGTCCCGGAACACCAAAGCTATATTGATAAGGATTGTTGTATAATGCCATCTTATGCACCGCCTTTCTGATTATATTTTTGCATAGATGTATCAATCTAAAAAGTTCAAAAAAGTATCGAAAAAGTATTGTGTAATAACGCACATAGATTTATAATCGAGAAAAAAGGAGGAATTAACATGGCAACAGAAGCGCAGAAAAGAGCGGTGAGAAAGTATGAGAACAGCAATTATAGACTGAATATTGTCTTTCCAAAAGGAACTAAAGAGAGGATTGAAAAGCTCGGTCTCGGTAAGAGTAACAGTGCCTTTATCCGGGATGTTGTTCTGTCAGAACTTGACAGGTTAGAAAAAAAATAAAAATAACGCACATATACGCTTGACATATAACGCACATAGATGTATAATAAAGACAGTTAAAGAAAGTACATTACATAGCCCCACGATGAGTAGAGAGGAGTCAGAACAAAAATGATTAAGAGAGTAAAACTTGAAACCATTTACAAAATGGCTAAAGAAGGTAACGAGGAAATAAAAGATCGTAAACTTTTCCCGGACGGATGGGACGAAAAAGTCTACGATTATTATAACAAATTATCGAAAGATTCATGCGACGTTGAAATGTTCATGGAATTTCTGGGCGGTGAAGATTCGCCGCTAGAAATGGCGTACGCATACAGGAGAAACATGCATATCATGCTGTACACAATGAATGCAACAGATACGTTGGCATTTGTAGATAGCGAATATGATATATTTTACATCGTGTCAAAAGACGGCGATGAGTATAATAGTTGGGAGTGGTGCTTTACAAACAATATTGACCCCATCAAATACAGGGGCGACGACGGAGACGAACCGGTCCCGGAATGGCTCATAAAAAAATACGAAGAACAGATAAGGGAGAAAAAAGAAAACAGAGCTGAGCGGATATGACGGAAAAATAAGATGCAGTAGGATAAAATTCAACTTTCAAATCACTTTTATATGTGGTATAATAGAGTAGAGTTTAGTAGTCCCATATTGGAATGTAAAAAGTATTATAAAATTTTACATTATTTAAAGTAGAACCATATTGGAATGTAAAAATAAGGAGGATTACATCAAGCTCACAACTGTTTTAAAAAGACGCAAAATAAGCCCCTGAGAGATAATCCCAGGGGGCTTTATTGTCGTCTTAACACACTTTAATTATTTTATTGTTCACCCTCCGGCTTAATCGCTTCGCCGTGGATATGCTCACATTCATCTGTTCAGCACAGTATTCGAGCGTATATTCCTTACATCTCAATCGGAATAGTTTTTCTTCATCCGGTGTAAAATTGCACTCTATCAAGAATCTGTCTATATCTTTCTTTGTGAACACATATAATTTCATGAGCATACCCCTTACTAATGCTAACGTTGATTCTGCGCAAGATAATTTGTAAGCTTCTGTTTTGTTTTTTTTAATTCTTCCACATTATTCCCACTGATCTGGCTGTCCAACATGGTTGATAACACTTCCAGAATTAATGAATCTCGTTCTGCGATTCTCTGAAGACTTTCATAGTCTCGTCTATCATGTTCTTCCAGTGTTTCTACTCGCTTATTAAGTCGGAATGCCGGAGTAATCCACTTAAAGATTACGGCTGCCGCCCCTCCGACGATGGACACCCCTCCGCAGATAGAGAGGAAAATCTGTACAAATTCTGATATGCTCATTTAGCTACTCCTTTTCCCAGTAATATACCGGGATCTCATTTCCGGAATCCCATGTATCGAAATATTTGCCATCCTGCACTGTCACCACATGACCATCTATGCAGAGAATATATGTGCCTGTCGGATGGTCTGTACAGAAGTCGTTGACTGTATAGATATATCGCTCTGACTGTTCAATCAGTTTGCGCCTGTATCCATGCTTATAGAGGTACGCTCCCCAGACATAATTTGCACTCGGCATATCTGACAGAGCGCACGCCTGTATCATCAGGCCGACAAATACTGTTTCCCAGTCAAACCCGGTTGCCTTGCATATTGCCCGGACAACGCAATCTCCGGTTCTCTTACCCTTAACAGGATTAGGATTAAAATACTCCCATCTGTCCATCAGTCAATCCCCTTTGCTGTCTTATATCGTTTTGCCGCTCCTCTGGCTTTTGCGGCGTTCTGACGGTTCCACTTCGCAATCATAAGTCGGTCTTGCAGTTCCCTTAGGTCGTTCTGCTTGCAGTAATCTTTATATGCAGCATTTTGTTTCTGCAAAAGATAAGACTTCCGGTCAAGGTCTTGTTGGAGTGCGAATTTCGCCTTTTCATTCGGTGCATTGTCGACTCCTGCTTGCAGTCCAAGAACCTCTCTCTTCGTTTTGCGGATTCTACGCTCATAAGTACGTTGTCGCTGTTCTTTTTCGTACTGCTTGCCTTTGTCGGCTTTATCCTGCGCTGATAGTTCTGCATAAGGATTCGGCATTCCTTCCGCCCAAACCGAAAAATGATGTCTGCAATTTACTCCGCATATTCCATCAGCTTCGCCATAATGACAATTTTCAATAAAATCTGGATATTGGCTCGATTTTTGCTCCAGCATTCTACGATATTCTGGTGTATCTCGTTCCTGAAAGAACTCCGGCTTAATTTCTTTTAATTTTTCCCAGTCTATAGAAAACGCCTGCCCTTGCCATACTTCATGGCTTGGGCGACTTCCTATATGTGCCGATGTCAGCACTAAACCGTATCCCATTTCTTTCATTCTTGTCAACTGAATATCAGCACACGCCTGTGCCACGCCAGTTCTAACAGAACGTGCAACTGCTGTTTCAATTGTGTCTTTTCTGCCGGATGGGTATGTGACAGTAACGCCATCACTCACAACGTTATTAACCGCCTCTTTGATGGCTTGCGTATACCCAACCGCCCCAGTCATCACATGGTTATACGCAAGGTCGCATTGCTCGATATAGAGCCTTTGAGCGGCACTTGCGGTTGTCCGTGTGAAATTCTTCCACTCGCCCATGGCCGCAAGCATATTTCGCTCCATGAGCCTTATCATAGTTGGGGACTGCTCAAGCGGTACAGGGCTTAATCCTGCCGCCTTGTATACCTTATCATCATAGTTCATTGCAGTGATTCCGGCATCTTCAAACGCTTCAAGAAGTTCCTGCTGTTCACGTTTGGTGTATTTGGATAATTCCGTTAGAATGTCCTCTAACAGTTCACCAGATTCCTGCAGTGTTCTGATTCTCCACGCATCGGCATTGGTCAGAATATAGTCCTCACCCCTGCCGATTCTTGTCATCATTCTCGACACGATCTCAGAGATGATATACTGATGCAATTCTTCGGCAATTTGTTCACTGCCCTCTGTTATCCGGCGTAAATATTCTGGACTTAACATAACTACTCATCTCCAAACAGCTTCGGTTCGTCTGGCTGAGCTTCTTCAACCATTGTTCTAACCTCATTACTCTTCTTCAAAAAAACCTCTCGTTTTGTTTTCCTCTTTGGCTTCTTGTGAAATTTTTTTTGCTTCCTCTTCGGTATATCCATAAAATTTCACCAAATAACGCCAAAATGTCACATGTCCAGAATTTACATAACTGTACCACGCTATCCTGTCTTCTTCTCTGCTGTATGTAAAATCACCAAAATCATAGTTAACTATATACTGGACATATTTCTTTTTCTTTTCGTCGTAAATCCAGTTAGAATCTGGTGCGATGCCATATAAATCTGCAAATGTATTTAAGGCGTATATAGTGTCATTCAAACAACACTCCAGCTTATCCCGAACGTCCTTGATAAACTGAATTGTCCGTCTGTCGTCTGCTTCTACCTGCGTAGCCGTCACCATACCTGTTTTTTCATTAAAAACAAAATATCCGTTAGAGAATCCAATCTTATATCCTATCTGGTTTAGAATGGCATTCATGCCGACTATACGGGTATCTGTATTGAGAACTGGATTAATTTCTTGGTAGAATTCTTTCGCGTCCTGTCCGAATACATTCTTAACAAAGTGCGGTAACCTCATCTCATTCCGTCTGTTCTCCATGCCCTGTGGCGACATAGCTGATACAGGTGCGCCGTTTGGCATCAGCAGTCTATCATCTGCCAGAACAATCTTCTGAGAATCGAATATCTCTCCGGCATTACGGCTGTATGCAATGTCAATGTCTTTTAGTTCTTCGATAGCTTCTGCGAATATTGGTAAGCCCAGTGGCGTGCTAATATCCACATTGTTCGCCTGTGGTGTCCGTAAAACTCCATACAGAGGTCCGTCCAGCTTCTCCCTATTTGCCTTGAGAATTGGCGGTGTATCTGCCATGAGGTCCGCCCATTTGGTCTGTTTAAGGTCAATCTTATCTCCGATGCTCTGAGGGGATTTTGATACATAGGCTCTATTAGAAACGTAGTACGGATAAGTTGTCACGCCGTCTATTGTGGTCTCAACAAATCTATGATATTCAAGCCGTGTATAGTATTTTCTTCCGACAGTATAAGAATCCTTAAATATAATCCCTTTGATCTCCTGATTGTCGTAATCTACAATCATCAAATCTGCCGGAGTAAATACGTCAAGGCTCTCACCGTTTGGCTTGATAAATACTGTTCCATAGGCACATCCGTATTCTACCCAGTGCCGGATCTGGAAATATACCTTGTCAATCTGCTCCTGAAGCCACGTAGCCCTTGCAGAACCGTCTATCTGAATACCGATCGCCAGCGTTGCGAGCCGAGCTGTCTCTGAGCAGACAGATTTTGCGAAATTGATCGTCTTGATATTATCCTTATCATCTAGCCAGTATGGAACGCCTCGATATATGTTTGCGCATTTATTAATCAGCGATTCCATCTCTGGAAACTCTGCTGCCTGAATATTGAAATCCTCTTCGGCTTGTTTTTTGAATATCATGTTAAACCACCTTTTTAGTGTTGTTATAAGTCCCATTTAGTCACCTGTCGCTATCTTTTTTCCACACATCGGACAATAATTAAGGTCAAACGGTCTGGAAGTAATGCTCCCTTTTCGGTCTTTCATGTATATGTACAACATGCAGCCGTATATATATTTGCTCTTCTTGCGTTCTGGATTATCATGACATTCTTTCCAAGAAGCTAATTCATCACAAAATTTACACATTATGCACTGTACCCCCTCCTGTTAAATAACGGCTCATAAGCATACCTAAGTGCCGAGATTGCATGATCGTTTCCATCAGGATAACCACTTATCACATTTCCCTCTTTGTCCCGATCGTACTCATATTCCGTAATTTCCTTGTATGCATTCGGTGTACGCTTCGGATCAATGACTATGGTCTTTGTTTGCAAGAATTTGAAACCATACTCGATACTTCCCGGGCCTTTGATTGCTCCTCTGGCAGGAAGTCCGGCATCCCGGAAATCATTCACGGACTTAGGTTCCGCAGAATCACATATCATTGTGTAATCATCATAGCCTTTTTTCTTGATCCAATCAGCGGTCTTGGAGTTACTCCATTTATTTACATACAATTCGTCAATCAGATATATTTTCTCTCTGGCAGAATCGTAATAAGTCCGGAGATAGCAGAAGGCATCCGGGTACCATCCATAATCTACACCAGCGAAAATGCGATCCATGTGGCTGATCTCTTCGTCTGTGATATCTCTAATCTCCAGATATTCAAATACATTTCCGCCGTCACCATTCGGAACGCCCAGGTATTCATGCTCATAGGCTTCTGGATTGATTTCTTTCAGATGCGCTGCATCGTCAATAAACTTCTGTCCAAGCCACTCCGCCGGGGCTTCCAGATAACTCGAATGATGAATAACCCTTTTCGGGTTAGGTGTGAGCTTGATCCTGTTTACCCAGTTTGATTTCGATTTTGGCGGATTATATGATGAAAAATCATAGGATTCATCACCGCCACGAAGTACTGACTGATTAACGGAACGTTCCTGGGCATCTCCCTTCATTTGATCTTTTTCTTCTTTCCAGAGGATTCCGATGTAGCCAAACTCCGGCTTAATAGATTTCAACTTGGTTTCATCGTCCAGACCACGGAAGTATATTGTCTGCCCTGTTTTAATATACTTGATCTCAAGTGGCGAAACTTTACATTCAAATTCTTCCATCAGTCCCAGTTCGTTGATAGCCCACTTCATGTTAGCATATACAGAGTCTTTCAGAGTACCGGCCACCTGTCTTGTGATGCAGGCGTGCATCTGAGGATTATTCTTGATAAGCTCAACAATTTTAAAAGCTACAAAAGAGGATTTCAGGCCACCTCGACCGCCCTCGAATACATATTCAATGTTAGGTTTAATCTGTCGGTTAATGTCCACAAACGCCTTGCCAAGTACTCTGCCTGGCAGATAATATTTTTCATCATCATTTTTTGAAGCTGCTGTTAACTGTTCCCATTTGTCTACCGCCTGCATATTACCTTTTATGGCTTTATCATACACGGCAGCCGCAATACAGGCATTGTTATTTGCATCCTCGTCAGATATTCCCATCTTCGCGAGTTTCTTCTTTGCAGCAGCCGGGGCAGGATTTTCAGCTATCATTTTTGCTAATTCAGAAAGGGACTTTTTTTGACGGCGTACTTCTCCCGACTTAATACCGCCTTTTTTAGTTATTTCTCGGAGTTCGCTCGGAGTTCGTTCAGAATTCGGTATTAAATTTTTCTCATTTGCCATCCTATTAACATCCAATCATATCCTTTCTGAATTCAAAAAACCCCAGTATAGCAGTTATATATAAATATAATACCACACTGGGGAGATTTAGCTCTCTACCACTTTTATAAATTTTTAAGTTTTTTTAAAGTCTGCCAATCAATTTGGCCAGATGATAATATTCCGCCATGACCTTGCGTTTGTAGCCGTAGAAGTCATTTTCCGTTGCAGGAACCGTCCTGATCTTCTCCATCGTTCGATAGCCGATACTGTTCACGATGCTGTCATATATTTGCGATTCGATGCCGGGCGCATATTTGATAGATACCTGTAACAGATTGTATTTGTCACTCTCGTTAAGATTCCGTAAATGGCTTTGTAGCATAGGTATATCATCCGGTGGCACTCCGTAATCAGTTAGTGTTGCCTTTCTCAGTTTCATTTATTTCACCTTCTTCGCTCAAATTCCAGTGACATGGTACGCCTTGAAAACATTCTGGACAGCGTTCGTAGAATCCGCATCCTTTGCAGTTCACTGGCTGTCCAGTACAATATTGTTGTAATACGTGGTATGCTGATATAGCAAGGTTTGGCGTTATGTTTGGTGTAGGTTTGTTATTCATTTCTTCATCTCCTCCAACTGTTTTACTGCTTTTCTATAATCTCTATTCGCAGACCGGAACATCATCAAAAGTATTTCAGACACAGGCCTTGTCCGATTTCTTCGCTTTGCTTTTTTGACGCATGTAAGATCATTTGCTTCTGGTACATATATTCCTACATAATGTGGAATTTCAAGGGATACCGCAGCGCATACATCTGTCGGCATAACCAGGTAGTTATAATCACCAATAAAATTCAACCCATGACCAGAACGAAAATCTTCAGCTGATGATTTAACCTCATAACAATAGCAGTCACCTTTTTCTATCCCGGACACACTATTATTTGCTGGCACGAATCGCATATAATCCACCCTTACCGCATGATCTGTCGAATAATCGAATGTCACTTCTTTCGCCCAATAAATACGTGGATCATTGTGAGGATTTATTTTCTTTTCAAGCATGGCTGATAATTTTGCTGTAATCTCAGGTCTTGTCATTTTGAACCTCCTCCAACTTCTTCTCTATCGGATTAATAATCTCTTCCAATACCTGCTGCTCATAATTTTCTTTCCAAAATTTCTCTCTTTTCCAAAACGGAACTTTTTTAACTTCACCTATTAAATCAATACACGCCATTGCTTCCAGCATTCCCCAACATCCATCACAGGCTCTTTCATTGCACCACTTTGCAAATTCTTTAAATTTCATTTTTGAGTTCCTCCAACTTCTTCTCAGCTTCTTCACGGGTGAGGAACACGTTTTCGCCAATTCTACGGCTAAAAAATATTCTTTCACGCAAATTATCATCTATGCAATAAAACCTCTTTACGTGGTCATTTATAGATATTTTAATAATTGTATTCTCGGCAATTGTTTTATTGCTGTAATTAACACTATATAATGTTCCATTAAGCTTACATGGTAATCTCACAAGCAAGTCCTGTTCTTCTGCTTCTTTGTAAGACTTTAATTCTTCCAACCATTTTGCAACTTGCTCATATTTTTCAGCACAATCAGCATTACTTATAAAGCTGTTAGGAATAACAATAGTATTCTTTTCTTTATTTTTTCTGTTCTTCCGTACCACTTCTTTTATGTATTTAACGGCTTCATCAAGTGTTAATCTCTCCATCTACTTCACCTCTTGAAATCTTTTCATAAATAGAATTTTCCACGATTCGTCTACTTCTACAAAATTTTCTTTTTCATATTCCTTAATCATGTTTTCAAGTTTTAAAATTTCGTCTTTAAAAAAATCATTATGTCGTTCTAAAAACTTGTCTTTTTTAAATTTTCTGCAATACTGCTCATGCGATCTTGTCTTGGTTTTCATGGTGTATTCACATACTCCTGTAGTAGATGCTAACTTCAAAACTCTTTTCGCATATTCGTAATTGTCTTTATCTACCCGTTCTGGCAAAGCCCAGCCCATAAAAGAATCACATTCGCAACACTTTACTTTCTTGCTCATCTATTTCACCTCTTCCATCTGGCTTTCTACGGTATCTGCAAGTAACTTCAAGGACTCAATAAATGAGTCCGTCAATGCTGTTCTGTCTGGGTATTCAGCAAATGTTCTGACAAGTTTTACTGCATCCTTGATTTTTTCTTCATCTTCGACGATTTCGGATGCTTCATACACTGTCTTTTCAACATAGTTGTAAGTAACAATCTTACTGTCGTAAAAATTCAATATGTTTGGAAACGGAATTACGATAGGGTTTAAATGGTTTTCTCTCGCCCATGTGAATCCCTGAAGCTTTGCCATTTTCAGAACACTCAAATATTCTTCCTGTGTCTTTACAAACACGATTTTTCCAGTTAAAATAATCATTTCTCCACCTCTTATCGCTTACTTTTTATCGCTTGTTTTCATCGCTTGTTTCTGTAATTTCTCTCAAGCAGGCATTCCAACCAACCGCAATAATATCTTTTTGTGATTCTACATTGTCATTCGGAACGATATACTCTTTTTTCTCCGGCAATGGCTTCAATGGACACCATTTAGGTCTTGATTTGCTTTCGTAATCATAATGTTCTTCTGTCATCAGAATTACATCATAATCTAAACAATCAGCTAATTCACAATAACCCACATATTCAAGTTCACCGCAGTATGAAGTTCCGAACGGGCAATCATAGCAATTTTCTGGTGCGTCTATCACTAATACTGATTTACTCATTCGCTTCACTTCCTCTCAGCATCAGGCTCAAAGTATTATACCCCGGACAAGTCCTGACCCCGTTTCTAGTATCTCTTAGCAGGACGCAGTACGGATATAATGCCATGACCTCATAGACGTGTTCTGTGACATCTTCGCCGCACTGGTCGATGTATTTGAAGCACTTGCCCGGTCTAAGAAAGTATCTTGCGCATACATACGCTTTTGTTCCGAATCTTACACTTGCACTACTCATTTGTGTTCCTCCTGTAACAATTCTGGATTGTCGAAAGTGTTTCCAACTACTTCATAATGTTCAAGATCAAACTTATCAATATATTCTCTATCCGTGCTACCAGTTTCGTGCGCTACCCATCCGGCAACGTTCCATTCAACGGTTTCATATGCCGCATCCTCTGGGTAGGATTCGTCCAAGTGTGCCATCAGAATGTCATTCTCCCAGATTCTCTTCCCATTCTTGTCGCAAAGTCCCGTGAACTGGCAGAGGGTTTCTGGATTAATAGGTGGTGCGTATAAAACACCTGATTCAACTGGTTGCATTCGATATTCAAATAAGTTTGACCGTGAATGATCTATTACCAAACACCCCTCAACCCATTCTCCATTATCAACCCTCTTTGCCTTGAAAAGAATTTCTCTCATACGTTCTGCACCTCCTGCTCAGAAAGTGGTTCGAATCTTTTCTTCTGCTTTACATCTGGATATTTGATTCTATCCACATCACTCGTAAACATACTTAACGGTCTGCACCATGTCACAAATGGGTCTGTAAAGCACTTGTAAATCACCATAATTTCATCTGATTCTGTATGAACAGCAATATCATTTACGATGTAGGTTCTTCCTTTAAAGTGCTTGTATCTTCTTCCTACCATGTTTTCTTTTAACTTTTCTAATGTTTCAACTGATACGTTGCTCATTCAACTCCACCGCCTTTCACGATTTCGATTGCCCTACTCAGCCCAGCATTGTATCCTTGATGTACGTCAGATAAGATACATTCCGATTCAATGAATTTATCTCTTTTCAACTCACTAATAACCTTGTCCACATCAAAAACTGTCGGCTGCTCGTCAATAACTGCACCTATTGCAAAATCCATATCCGAACCTCCAAGAGAATCAATTATTTTGTCTGCATCAATCAGTCTGCTCATTCAATCACAACCCTCTTTCTCATCAAAATCCAGATCAACCCTAATCACATCTGTGTTTATGGCAGATAGAGATTTTGCTTTCAAGTCATAAAATGGTTTCAGCAGTTTCGATCCGGCATTAAATTCATCGTAATCTTCCCAATTTCTTCCTGGGTGACATATCTGAATTTTCTCATCACTCTCGACATCTGTGCCAATTGCTACCAATAAATCAATCAGTCTCATAATCTTCACACTCCTCTGCATATTCATAACTGTCCATCTCATCACATCTGCACTGGCAGGAATCCTGTTTAATACAGCAAATGCAGCATTCTGTTTCACCGTCCGGACACTCTAATTTGCATCTTCCCATTAATCCAGTCGCCCTCCTTTTCAAAATACTTATATCTGCTACTGATTTTTACTGGCCTTGTTGTGTCTACTCCATATTTCACTTCGAGCATAAGACGATATTTTCCGAATGACTTCACGGGCACTTTGAATCTTGTGAACGTCTTGCCGTATTTCTTAAAAATTGACATTTCCATGTTTAGTCCTCCTTATCCTCATAATTCATCACAATTGTAATTACCTGCACCAGAACTTTCTGAATCTGATCGTAAATGTGATGATCGTCAGTTCCAAAATGAGAGTTCAGCCTTGCGTCTTCCTTGCCTTTTCTGTAGCAATCTTTCATGAAATCAATGCTGTATATATCATCTTCATCGATGATTTCGCCGTTATTTCTCCATTCAGCAATCATTGCTTCTTCAACCAACGAATTTACAACATCATCTGAATCCTCATCGCCATTCAGATATTCTACGCACCGGTCAATAAATCCTAACTTGTCAACGCACATATACGCTTTTGCCGTTCCAGATGTATACTCTTTGAATGCCTGTTCAACCTGTTCTTTAAAGTCCTCCGGCAGGTCAAAAACATCCACTTCCAGTCCTCTTGGAAGATTTATTGTGTAACTTATCATTTTGTACCCTCCTTATCTTTCTCACAGAATCCTCTGTGTTCATGCACTGAATACTCGATTCCACAACTCTGTTTCATGTATGCGAGTTTTTCTCCTGTCAATTCGCATTTGTGTTTTCTTGTATTCAGATACTTACAGGTTCCATCACAGTAGCTCATTTTCCGTTCTCCTGCTTTTTAAATTCTATCTTCAAGCCGTAAACAAACTGGCAAAGTTTCTCTGCAACCTCATCCGCATTCTCTACATTTGCAAGCTGTCTAACATACTGCTTACCGCAGATAACACAAGTCAACTTTCTGATCGTTTTCCAGACCTGCCACGAGATAATAGGAGAATCAAAAATTTCTGACATCAAAGAATTATGTCCGCCTCCATTTTCGTCTTTGAACCACTTTTCTCTTGGCACCTTTAGCGTGGTTGTAACATCTTCTCTGGTAAGGCAACCTTTGTATTTCTCATCCATACGTTTTTCTAGTTCATCTAAAAGTTCCTTCTTTTCCTGTTCTGTCATTGTGTCCTCACTTTCCATATCTTTTCAAAACTTCTACAATTGCATTAATGTACTCTGACAGTGCATCTAAATCTTCGTCTTTAATTACTCTCAGTCCACGGCTCGACTTAAAATCTTCAATGGCATATACACCATCTTTGATTTCCTTAAATTTCTTTGCCATTTCGCTTTCTTTTATGGCTTCGGAATCGTATTTGTATAACACTTCATGTTTATCGCATTCTCCAATGTCGGTTTCAATTTTGGTTCGTTTAGGAGTTATGCGTACAATCTTTGCCGGATACACCATGACGTGTCTAAAATTTGTTCCCCATCCGCACCGTACTTCTCTTGCAACTCCAACCACGTCTCCGACTTTTAAATCATCTTTATTTATCGGATTTAATTTTCCTATTACCATCCTCTTGTCATCCTCACTTTCCCCATGTAAGCAACTGACACGCTATTGTGCAGTCCTCCATGATTTCTGTATTTATATTTCCTCTGTCCGGCTCTAATTCATCAAGAAATACTCCGTTTATGCAGCTATGACCGATTTCTCGCTCCTGTCTGGCTCTGCGTTCAAATACTTCTGGAAAATCTACTCTGATTTTGTTCCAGTAGCCCATTCTGCCTTTCGGGCAGCCAATGCAATTATTGTTTGGGTAGCCTAAATCGTACATAACTGGACGCTTCAACCCCAACCTATCCGCTATTCCATGTGCTTCCTGCTTTGTCAACCCATGCTCAATCAACGGAAATTCATGGTCGTAATCACTCAACGCTTCGCATACTCTGTCTGCGCGATTCTTTTCGTTCAGGTCATATCCCCATACATAAGTATGATGATCCGGATGCTCACGTTCCCATTTCATACGAACCCTTTTCTTTAATTTGTCTGTGCAAGGTGCTCCAAATGGAGTATTGATGCATCTGGTTCTTTCAATCACATCATCCACACTGGAATATTCTTCTGACTGGATTATCGTTATCTTTCTTCCTAACAGTTTCTCACAATCATGCAAGAATCTCAGACTGTCTGGATGCTGATTTGATACATGAGTATAGATAATTTCGTCAACATCCTTTGCCAGATAACACGCTACAAAACTGCTTATTCCTGTTGAAAACCAACATACTTTCATAACACCACGCTACAAATCCTGTATCGTGGATAAATTTTTAGATTGCTCTACATCTCATGGTCAGTTTCCGTTCCATGCCTTATAGCCACAATGAATATTTTTCTATACAACCATTTCAAGTCTCCGTTGCATAACCTCGGTTTACCGAGGATTCGTTATTCCTTTCT